ACCGTTGGGTTCGTCAATTAAACGAGTTCCTCGCAGACGTTTCCGTCCGAGAGTGGTAGTAAAGGCTCTAAGGGGTTTCCAGCAACAAGGTGTTTCGCCAAAAGTTGTTTTTTTAAGCAATATATGAATTCAACGGCCATATTCTTACTTTCTTCCAAAGTTATATGAACCCCGCCAAAATCACTTTTTATTTTATTAATATACACATACCATCCATACTGAATGTTATACCGTTTCAAAGGTTTTATCATATCATCTACATTCTCTTTGAATGAAGACAATTGAATATCTTTAAAACGAATATATTTTGTATCTCTGTAATGATTAATCAACCCGTTGGACACTCTTTTTCTACTTTCTTCTGAATGTGTAAAATCAGATTGTCCTCCAATTTTCAGGTTGTATCCATACGGAAATATGCTATTGTTTGAAATTATGTGATACTTCTCTCTTTCGTTTGCATTTTCAAGATCGCAATATTCTAAAATAACTACCGTAAAATCGTCCTTACCATATTTACGAATAGCATTATTCAAATAATGCGATTGATGTTTTTTGTTTGAAAATGCTTCAGATATATGAGTTTTAAACCGCCCAATATGACCGTATGGTCGATATTTGTTATGGTTCAATATATGAGATACTGCTTGGCCTACATAAACCTTATTTGTGGTTTTGTTTTGTATCTTGTAAATCTCACAATATCTTTTTGATGAATCACGTAAAATTTCATTTGATAATTGTATGTTTGTATTATGGCACGTCATTACTAATATAATATATGTAACTAACTTTAACAACTTTTGACTAGGAGGTAACACGCTTTTCACGCCTCCTGTTTCCGACAGAGATGTTTATCGAAATCCGCATTATAAGGTTTCGTACAACCCACATTCATACGAAACGTATCACCCTGATACATCACCCGCGCAATATGACACATCATGCTCATCCTATGAAGTGTCGGCTGACGGTTGAACAAAATCGCGTCGCCATCCATCATGTGGCGATGAACGATATCACCGTTGTTCAGCATAATATTCGCGCGGTCGGCATAACGAAGCGAAATCGATTCGCCCGTCTTCCGTTCCAGAATCTTCGCGCCTGGATACTCGTCAGGACCCGCGCGAACCAACCGAAGCAAGAATTTCTTATTCCTGTCATTCACGACAACCGGCTTCGTAATATTCTTCGCAATTTTCAACGGAATACCGAGTTCGCGAATCGACAAGTTCGGATCGGGAGTGATGACAGAACGAGCCGAAAAATCCACACGTTTTCCCATCAAATTCCCGCGCACACGACCCGTCTTTCCATTCAAGCGTTCCTGAATCGATTTCAGAGGGCGACCCGAACGCTGAGCAACCGGCGCACAACCCGGAATATTGTTATTCACTTGGGTGGCGACATAATACTGAAGCATCATATGCCAACCATCAATCACATTTGCCGGTGCGTTCTCGTTGATTTTGTCTTGAAGTGTCGTATTCGCCTTGATAATATTCACGATGATGTGCGTGATATCGTCTTCACTCCTCTGCGAACCATCCATCTTGACTGACGGTCTAACAGCAGGTGGTGGAATCGCGAGAACCTGACACACCATCCAATCTGGCCGCGAAAACACCGGACTAAATCCCATGAATTCCACATCTTCATCGCTGATTCTGCGAAAGATTTTGATCACGATTTCAGGAGTCAGTTTCATCGACAGCGAACCGTCTTTGTCGGCTTCCGCGGCACTCCCCGCAATACTTGCTTGCGTCGTCTCTTCTAAAACTCCCTTCACGTTATCCCATTCTGCGTATATTTTACCGAGTCCTGCTTTCATCGTAATCCGAGTTGGCTGAAGGCAGCCGCATCCGGTCTCCGTGTCTTCACCGCAACGCTTGATTTTGCTCGCAATACGAAACACCTGCGACCACCTCTCATCCGCAGGCAAGGAAAGAAACTGCTTGTTGGCACTTTTGCTGATTCGAAGTGCGCTACACTTGATACAAACACAACGCAAAATCTTCACCACCGTTCCTAGATATTGATAGTAAAACACCGGACGGGCCAGCTTTATATGTCCAAAGTAGCCAGGGCATTTCATATAATCCAATCCATCTGTCGGGCAGATGACGCCGGGGTCAATCGGCCCCATCCTTGGGTCGAACAAACCCCCAATCACCGGCTTATTATTCACATACGTTTCCCGGTTCGTAATTTCAGCGACAGACCCCTTTAATATTTCCTCCGGCGACATAATACTAAATTGAATGCCGATGATTTTCGAAACCGGAATAGTGGATGATGACGACGCCATTGTTATGAACCTTGATGTTGTTTTGTGTTCTTATATACTATTTAGATTGTTTTCAATTTTGTTGAAAATCCATTTTTCGAATGATAAATGCGAATACACGCGAGAGTCCGAAAAAATTGAAATCGTTTCTTGCCATTGTCATGAATGTCAGCGAACAAGCACAACTACATTTACAAGAAGATGGCACCCTTTACCATCAAGAAGAACAATAAGAAGAATGGCTCCGGAACAGTTCTTCGTCTCATTGGCGGTGGAAAGCCTACATATAAGAAGCACCGCGACGATGAAGACAACAAAGGATTTCCTGAATCTGACACCGGGTCGGGTTCTGACTCAGAAGGTGAGAGTTCGGCGTCGTCTGTTTCGGTCCAGCAGCAGCAGCACGAGCGTCGTATTACCGGCAAAAATGGAAAAAAAATTACAAAGAAAACCAAAACAGATGCGGCCAACATGGTTGTTGGAAAAATCGCAGAAGCTCTTGCGTCATCGGTGGTTGCTGCTGCGATTGTTGGCAAAAAAGACAAAAAAAAAAGCAGCACCAGCAGCCGCCGTCGCAACAACCGCCGCCGTGAAGACGACAACGACGATGAAGAAGAAGATGACCGTGAGAATGATTTCACCGACGAGAGTGAGCATGAAGATGACGCCATCGAAAACAGCGAGAGCGACAACGAAGACGCAGAAGAATCACAGGATGAAGACGACAGCGAAGAAGACGACGAAGACGACAGCGACGACGAGAGCGAATACGACGAAGACGACAGCGACTACGACAGCGAAGACGACGATGACGACAGCGACGATGACGACAACTACGACAGCGACAGCAGCGACGGCAGCAGCGAAGCTGAAATCGCCAGACACAAGAAGCATCAAAAGGAGATGGAGCAACGTTGCGAGAAAAACAAGAAGAAGCTCGCTGAAATCAAAGAGACGATTCAGTCGCTGACAACTACGATGTCGGCCAACGCTTCACTTGCAGCCAACAAGTTCATGAAGAAGCAGCTCGAAGAAATGAAGCAAAAGCAAAAAGACATCGAACAGCAACTCCGCAACGACGAGAAGAAGCGCGACAAGTTGAACGTCAAAGAATTCAAAACGCTTCTCAGGAAGAAGAATTCTACGAATGACCTTCGCTATTTCCGCCGCCACATGACACCCGAGCAGCAGCAGAAGGTCATCGCCGACCTGAAACAAATCCACGCGGTAAGTATCATTCAAAAACCATACCGGCTTTCCCTTTTGGAAACAGACATTCCGGTCCAATTCAAGGCCATCGCCATGCGAAAAATCAATTCGCTGCGTCACATGGAGCCAGGGTGCGGTGAGTATTACAAGGTGAAGAACTGGGTGGATACCTTCATGAAGATTCCATTCAACAAAACCAAGAACCTGCCGCTTACGATTGAAGACGGACTGGCGCGTTGTAGCGAGTTCATGGAAGCGTCGAAGACAACACTCGACACCGCTGTGTATGGACTCAACGACGCAAAGCTCCAGATTATGCAGATGGTCGGTCAATGGATTTCCAACCCTGGTGCGATGGGTAGTGCTATCGCAATCAAGGGGCCGATGGGAACCGGCAAGACTTCCCTCGTGAAGGAGGGTATCAGCAAAATCTTGGGTCGCGACTTCGCATTCATCGCACTCGGCGGTGCTACCGACAGTAGCTTCTTGGAGGGTCACTCCTATACATACGAAGGCAGCACATGGGGCAAAATCGTCGAAATCATCATCCAGTGCGGTTCGATGAACCCCGTCATCTACTTCGATGAGCTCGACAAAATTAGCGAGACTGCGAAAGGCGAGGAGATCGTCGGCATCCTGACACACCTCACCGACACGAGTCAGAACTCGCAGTTCCATGACCGCTACTTTGCCGAAATTGACTTTGACCTCAGCAAGTGTCTCTTCATATTCAGTTACAACGATGAGAGTAAGGTGAATCCGATTCTACTCGACAGAATGTACCGTATCAACACGAGCGGCTACAACAAGAAGGACAAGACGCAAATCGCACAGAAGTATCTCATCCCCAAGATTTGCGCGCAGGTAGGATTTCGTGAAGGTGATATCGTGATTCCGGACACAGTCATCGAGCACATCGTCGAAAATTACACCGAAGGCGAGCAGGGTGTTCGCAACTTGAAGCGGTGCTTGGAAGTCGTCCATCGCAAGTTGAACTTGTATCGTCTCATCAAGCCGGACACACCTCTGTTTGAAAAGGAGATGTCGCTGAAGGTTACGTTTCCATTCTCGGTCACGGATGAGGTTGTGGATAAGTTGGTGAAACAGGCCAACGACGACAAGCGTATGAATTTGAGTTTGTATTTGTAATGGAATGGAATAATCAAAACGTATATAAACAGTACCCGTAATAATAATAAAAAACATCATTTTTTTATAGTATGTCATCCGGGTCACCTGCGATCCATGTATTCTTTAATAACTTCTGGCCTGGATTTACAGAGAAAACAGATATCATGGACTGTACCTTTTTTGTTCAGTTGTTAGAGAAAACATATAACTCTCCAATTTATGTGACTTCAAGACCGGATGATGCTACAATATTGGTGGAGTCGATTTTTGGTAATTATTCTTATTTGAACTACAAAAAATGGCGCGCAACGATATTATACACAGGTGAGTCTGACTACGCCAGCACACAAAATGTAGATAAATATGATTGTGTATTAGGATTCGAAGAGACACGAGCGAACTTCGTAAAATGCCCGCTCTTTGTTATTTTTGTAATTACAAATCCGCAGATAATGAAAGAGTTAGAAAACCCAGCGCAATCCATTCCGAATGAAATACCGCCAAACTTTGCGTCTATCATTCTATCGAATGGAACTCATGGTAAGACACGTTTAGAAATTTACAACCGCATAAAAAATGAAATGCCAGTATTCTCAGGAGGCAAATACGATAATAATGTCGGGTTTGTTGTTCCGGGGAGTTATAACTCAGATGAAATGACAACGTTTTATCGAAGAGGGAAATTCGCGATTACGATGGAAAACAACTATAAACCGTATTATATTACGGAGAAATTAGTAAATGGACTTAGAGCGGGTGTTATTCCGGTGTATTGGGGGTCTTCACGTGTTACTGAATTCTTTCATCCACGTCGTTTTATTCACCTGAGCCAAAATCCGACAAAGGAAGAGATTAACGATGTTATTCAGCGTATGAAACATATGACGAATGAAGAATACAACGAGATTGTTAGTCACCCAGTTTTGGTTCGGCCGATTGGAGAGATTTGCGACGAAATACTTGAATCTGTAAAAAAAATACTTACCTGAGCTTACCTGTGTCGCGGTCGTCCGTGTGTGTGTGTTGCGCTTGCTTGCTGCTGATGTCTCGTGATCACTCACTCATCTCGCTAATCGTTGTTTGTATGTCGTAATGGCGAATCACCAAGTCGTTTTGTTCGTTTTCAAATGCGTTGATTGCGTCTTCTGTAAGAATCGTTTCTGACAGCTCTCTCGTGAGGTCATACTGTGCGACTCTGTTTCGACTGTCGTCGCCGGTCACCACGATGCGAATGTCTGTGTTCATCAACTGGTCAAGAAATGCGGTGTATTGTTTTTTGGGGTTGAACCGCTTGAATTCATTTTCCTCTTCTTCGCCGACGATAACCGCAGTAACTTGGTAGTATGACGAGTCCATCGGGTCTTTTTGTGTTTCGAACCACCACGCAGAAGCACAGTATTCGACGAGAGCAAGCCACCGGCACCGCAACAAGAATGCTCGACATTTTTCAGCATGTTGAATGATTTCGCCGATAGTGTTTTCCGCCGCTGTTTTGAAGGCAAGAATATGCCTGGTTCGCAAGACACGTATGATGGGGGCGACTTGGTCTTCGATGAGACGCTTTGAAATCGCGCGATGGTGTTCTTTGGTCATTTCAATCAGCGAACGCAGTTCTTTTTCAGTTTCGGTCGTTTCAGGTTCAAGTTCTTGGTATTGGTCTTCATCGATGTCGTTGTCGGCTGCGTTCTTCCGCATACCTTTAATGATGCTTCGAATTCGTCGAATCGCTGTTTTCTTCTGCTGCTTGTTGGTGACGAGTAGTTTTCGAATGTTTTCAAGTTGTTCAATGCTTCCGAGTAAAATTCCGGTCGTTTGAATGTATTCGCTTGACTGGGGCAGATCTGTCATGTGATACACGAAGTCGTTGTGTGCGATTTCGCACATTTCCGCAGAAACGTTCGGTCCGCCGCGACAAATCCGACTTCTTCGAATGACCGCCTTCTCTTGTCTCAGGTCATTTTGAAACTCGTGTGTCACGTCTGTCACAAGCTTGGAAATATGCTCGATATATGTATTCAGTTCCTTCACACCTTTCACATGAGGCATGAATATAGTTCCAACTGTTTCTTCGGTATGTCTCGTCGTCGTGGTCGTGATCATTATTGTATCTTCTTTTACGGGTTCAGCGACCACGGGTTCGACCACGGGTTCGACGACGGGTTCGACGACGGGTTCAGGAGCGGGGGCGGGGGCAGCGGGGATTTTTACCTTTTCAACCGTGAATATACCATTCTCAAGATCAATCGGGACGAGCTTGACGGCGCCGGTCATTTTTGCGCTGCTGCTGCGGCCACCACCGCCTTCCTTGCGCGCCGCCATCTTGCTCTCACGGCTTTCCTTGTTGATTTTGAGGCGTTGGTTCTGGTATTCCTTGAGGTTCTCCAACATCATCTTCAATCCAACAGCAAATCTGCTGACTTCTTCTTTTTCGAACTCCAAGTCATCATTTTTCATCTTCTGGACGAACTTTTTGAAAAACTTGAATTCTTCTTCGGTGAAAGTCGTGTATTTGGTAGGCATTCTGTATTCGTTCGTTCTTGCTTTGCTTGATCGCTGTATTCAGTCATAAGCAGAAAAAAACATTTCAATTTTTTTCATATTGTTCTCTATCTCTCAGAACAACATGAAATATTGTAAGCGTTAGCGTACGCGTAAGCGTATTAGACACCGGAATCCGAAGTGCGGTTGCCTCCACGCGTATTCAAGTAGTTGATTTGTTCGGGGGTCATACACACACAACCGGTGCTGGATGAATAGGGTGCGGGGCAGCATTCTGGTTTGAACTTATTCTTCGCAAACAACACCAACTCGCCGTTCTTAAGGGGCTCGTCGGCAGTATATGCGCTTCCAGTATTATTCATAACGCCGTAACCAAATTCAGACGCATACGTGTTGGCTTTCGTGACCCACATGCCAGCAACATCACCATTTTGGACTTCGTTAATGTCGGAACCCATAAGAGCCATACCTTCGCGACCGTCCTTCTTTACTGGAATCGCTTCTTCGCGTGGAGCGGGCGTGGCCAAACCTCCTGTGACTTGCGACACTACACCCATTCCGGTTTTAAATAAATCGGGTAAGAACCCTTCTTTCGCTCCGGTCATGCCGTCCTTCTTCGCTTGTTCAACAGTTGCGGCAGTCTTGGCAATAATATCCGGGACAGACTGCTTCTTCTTAATCATATCTTGTGCGTCATTCGATGCGGATTGAACCGATGTATCAGACCCAGGTGTTCCAGCATCACGATTCTCAACTCCTTCCATCAGCGAACCGCCGCGTCCAATCAAATAATCAAAGACAGGATATCGGCAGCAACTACACATCAAGTTGGCTCCAATAAAAAGAGCGACAACTACGATGATTACCAATTTATAGTTCATTCGTTACGTTGATACTAATTATACTAAATCAATAGATTATATTCTTCTCCTAAAACATTTCAATCATCAGGAGAAGGCAATCGACTGGTTCTTTGACGTGTAATTTGTCGCGAAACAATACCCAACAAAATAAGTGGAATCGCAATCGTCAAAAAAACCGCGATCGCAGCAATCGCAAGAACCCAACCCACAAAAGGAATATACCAAAGAACAATAATGACAATCACCATAATAATCAATATGATAATGACTAGTTCATAAATCGACCCAATCAGAGAATAAAACGACCATAACGCACCAACGAATGTTAGTAAAAATGTTGCGAGAATACCTTTTATTTTCTCGAAGAAATCGACCATCTTAATCAGCATATTTTGAATCGGAATGAGCACATTTTGAATACGGTTAAATACGGCTAAAAATATATTCTTGAGAGTATCTCTCATCCGGTTAAATAACAGCCGAAATTTCTCGATGACTTCCAGTATATTCTTGAATATTCCCATGATAACGTTGAATATCACATACACCATACTCATCGGACGGTCAAATACGCCTTTCGTGCTGTTGGCACTACATTCCATGAAATTCTGTTTCGTATATTCCATCGGACTCACCCCCTCTGGTGCGTTAATCCACCCAGCAAAAGGCATCACATCTGGGCGGCAACGATATTCTGGCCAGTCGCGTTTTACATCAAGTAACTTATTCTGTATTTGGAAATATGTCACTGCCGACATGAAAATAAAAATAACGAAACATACTTTCACGATGTCGATTCCATAACGCTCAGAGAATGTTTTATCCCCGTATAAATAATTCAGTCGTTCAAACAAAGGCTGTTTTTTGAGTTTTTCTAGTTTTTCGGAGGCGTCTGACGATCCTTGTTTCGCATAATCTTGTAATGACGTTAAAATGGAATCACGAGTTGTAGTTTTAACCTTACCTAACGCTTTATCGCTCACTACTTTTGATATGATTCCTAAATCAATTAAATATGAATTTAATTTATTGAATATGACGGTTACGACAGCTTCTGCCATCACTTTATCGTATATACAGATATATTTTAGATATATTTGTATATTACAGACTTTTTGTTTGTATATTACAGACTTTTTGTTTGTATATTACAGACTTTTTGTTTGTATATTACAGACTTTTTGTTATGATAAAAACGAAAGATTACGGTTCAACTGATTCGGCATTCCATGTCCAAACATCACCATATAAATAAGAACAATCGCAGCTATCACAATCGACCGGTCTTCCGCGACAAGAGCTGATTGATTCAGCACAAACCGCATCATCATATATATAACAGCACCAATCATCGCGGCGTGAGCCAGCATAATAGAGCCACGTTCGTAAGCCATTGTGTTTATTATGTCGTTGTTATACTAACACGTTATAATATAATTCAAACACTTACTTCCGCCCGAGCGACCGCACCATCTGTCCAAAAATTCCTCCCCACAGACTTTTCATCACCATAAGCGCGCTCGACATCACGAACATTAACGTTGCAAAAATGCCCGCCAATTTATTTACTAAATCTCTCATCGCAATAATAATGCGTTGAAACCCGATAAGAATGTTCGAGAATATTCCGAATATATTTTTCACAACAAACAGTATCTTATCGCGCAGCTTTCCGATGAAACCGCGAATATTTTCCGTGTCTTTTACAATTTTTGTGGCGACGCTTCCAACCAACGAAATCACGTGATTCAACGGCATCATAAGATATTCCATATAACTGCTTTGGGTGGTTTGAATACACTGCATGAAGTTATCTCCGACATCATGGCCGAACAATTTGGCGAAAGGCATGACCGCTGGACTACATCGGTATAGCGGCCAATTATCTTTTACTTTTTTCATGCCTATCGCTAAAATATTCGAAAGGTATAACCCTAAAAAAACGACGATAATTATGATTGAAAAAACGACATCTGTTGATTTCATTTAATACGACTTCGAAATAACCGACGAGATATAACACGTCTTCAGTTATATTACACGCATATAATAACTATACGTTGGCTTACGCCGCCGCAGACAATCTTCTCACATCTTATGAGAAGACCTTTCGCATAACCTTTTTGATGTTGTATGCTATCATAGATGAGAGCGACTGACTGTGATGACGATGATCACGATGACGACGATGAGACACTCGAAACGTTTTTCGTTTGCCGCCGCCGCCGCTTTGCGTAACATACGCGTCGTTGATGCTATTCGACTGTGCTTGATTATGTAAAGCGGTGAGCGACGCATTTTGCGCACCGGCACACTGAGGCCCACCCGTGCATGTTGAACCCACCTGTGGAATCGGAATTCTCTCTCCCGCACCACCCTTCTGCTGCTGGTGCGTTTCCTGATATCTCCGACCTTTGTATGTGCGAATAAATGATCGGTGTTTGTATTCGCGGCTTTTCTTACCACGTTTTGCGGTATGTTTCTTACGGCGTCCTCCGGATAGTGTATTCACAGCATTTAACTGGCTTTGTTGCGCCTTTACATTTTCCATCGTTGCTTGCGGTGTCGCGATATTTGCCGGCACTTGAATGCTTGCCGCAGCATAACTCGGCGCTTGCGGTGCTTCTTGAACTTTAAGTGACATGACCTTTCTTCCTTCTTTTATTACGTCTTACTGATTATTGATATATATATATATACCTGCGAATAAAAATTGGTCGCAACGCGTTTGAAAGAAGTCTAAATACTATCTATATAGTATATACATCATCCGCGAAATGGACGACGAACAACGCATTCACCTTCAAAAACTCATCGAGGCAAATGGAACAGAAGACCATACCGAGGTTATCCGCCGCGTCAAGCATAGTTCGCAGATTTACACCGATGTCACTACCATGATAAAACTCAGACAGGATTACGGGCGTTTAGCCAAATCCAACCCCAAACAATTTGACGCGATTTGCGTGTCTCGCTGCGCCTTTCTCTTTAAGTTCTATACGGATTTATTCAACAAATTGAAAAAGGGCGAAATCGACCTAAAACTTCTGTTCAGGATGATACAAATCTTGCGAGAGATCGAGGACGGTAAATTGGACCAACATGAAGGTTCATTCGAAGTTGGTAAAATTTTGAAGAGTATTTATGTGGATAGTGCGCTCAAACGGTCCGAGAATTTAGACGCAGAGCAGGCAAAGAAAGATAAGAAAATGGCGGCGAAAGCGGCGAAGACGTCGAGACCGGCAATTCCAGAGAAGAAGATGAGCTGGGCGGATTTCAAGGCTGCGCAGGAGGCAGGGACCGCGGCAGCACCGGATTCATAAAAACAATATATCCGTTCAAATACGTCGCAAAGGATACCCACAGCATGTACGGCACGAGTAAATACGCCGCGAGGCGGCTCACTGAGTAAAAGGCACGGATTGTAAGCACGATGAATGCGAGCATCCCTAAAATCACGACGAAGCTAAGGTCCGGGCGTTGAAGGGTGAAAAAGAGCGGCGACCATGAGAGATTAAAGACCCACGCACCACAATAGTAGAAGAACCCGACCGACCTCACGCCAGCACTGATAGTGTTGATGGCAGGCGACGAGAGAAATACGACACCCGACGCGATGATGAGCGCATACAAAATCGTCCATGCGATGGGGAAGACCCAATTGGGTGGAGTGAGGGGGGATTGCCTGAGAGATTTATACCATTTGGAGTTGGCGACGGAATCGGTGTTCATTTACATACTCAATACATTATAATGTGTAATATCGATATGCTCTTCGGAAATGCCAAGTTCCTTGAAACTTTCGACACTTTTCTTTATACGCGCCATAAAATTATGTGCGCTACCTACCGTATCATAACTCGATTTACGGTCGATATCAAAATCCGCACCCAACGATGAACAGTGGTCAAAAAATTCAAACCATAGTTCGCCAAGTTTGAATGGTTTGTATTCCACATCGGGTTCAGCGTCATCGTCCATAATAAAACACTTTTTATATGCTGCGTATTCGTCATGCGCAACATATTCTTTCCTTCTACGCAGGCATGTTATATTCTCGTCTTTTCTCAACTCCGCAATCTCAACAAGTTTCGCGTTGAATTCATCTTCACTCTTCGTTCGCATAAGCACATCTAAAATACCTTTATCAAAGCAGTCATTTTGTTCATCGTAATTGATAGGGGTGTCGCGAATACCATAAATAAAAACACTATATTTGTCGAATAATTTCTGGATTGTGGCGATTGTATTGAACTCCAACGAAACACCCGCGCTAACACCGAGTTGAATACCTACGGAAATGGACATCGAATATAGTAATATACGAGAGATGTGTTTAAGCGGGGATTTGAATCGTATAGTGTAGGCAAACAAGTATAAAATTGAATGTGTATGTTGTATATCATTTACAATATACACAACTGTAATGCCACCCAAGTTTAAAATCAAGCCTTCTTCCGCCGCCGTATCTACTCGTCCCGCCTCCGCCGCCGCCGTCGCTACTCGCTCCCGTCACACAGGCCGCACCCTCCTCATCGTGGAATCCCCCGCCAAGTGTCAGAAAATCGAGACCTACCTCGGCAAAGATAAATACATGTGTCTCGCCAGTTTCGGGCATATCCGAGAGATTGCCAACGGTCTGAAATCCATCGCAGTCGAAAACGAAT